GTTTCTTCATAAACCGTAGAGGAAGGACAAAGGGATACTTTTAAGTTATTACCCCAAGACCCGCCTGTTCTTGCTGCCCATTCTCCAACGGAACCTTGTCCTGTAGAATAGTTGTCTTGGTAGTCTGTAGTGTTCTTAATTAAAAGACCACTTCCGTTTGCTGTAGCATTCAGCAAGCCGGTGTTTGTTGCTCGTACAACTTTTAAACTATTACTGTATGCTAAAAAACTAGCAGCAGAAAAAAAGTATTCAAAGTTAATAGAATCGGGTTTTCCAAATGTGTCTACCAAATCTTTTTCAGAAGTAATAGATACCACTTCATCTACGGGACCTTTTGTAGATTGAATACCTATTGCACCAATAGATGTTGCAACAGCTGGTATTACATTTGTTAAATCTTTTTCCTTTACGAGAACGCCTGGTGAAACTTGAAATGCCATATATATGTTCTCCTCTTATTATTCCTTATTAGCTAATAAGTATCAATTATCTCTACTCTTATTTATCAAAATGTTAACCTAGACCTTTATCTACTCGTACAGGATGCCATACTTCACCCTTATCATCTTGGATAATTTCTTCATCTAATCCATCATCTTTAAATCCAAAAGGTGCCATATCTTGTTCAATTGCATTTCTTTGTTCTTCATATAGTCTTGCTCTAACATCTTGGTCAGTTAATTCTTTGAAATATCTTTGATTTGATAACCACGCAAAGATAATAAGACAGGCAACCAAATCATCATTTGCACCTTCTTCAGCTTGAAAGTGTTGTCCTTTTCTAATAAAAGTTGATAATTCTTCTATCATATTGAAATCTTGTATAGACATTTTATCACTCTCAATTAAAGTCTTTAAGTTAGCACACCCTACTCTCTTAACTTGTTTGGTCATACGAACTCCCAGTTGAGTTCCTCTTTTTGAAAATCCTGCACCCAATATCTGACCTGCACGGCCTTTCATTTGACACATTAAAAGATTTGTATATTCTAATTCAAATTGCAATGCGTCTGCAACCTGTCCTCCAATATCATTTACTTCTACACATATATGAGCACTATTATAAGCTTTCGCAACCTTTTCAATTGTGTGTGGAAACAATAAAGGTTTTATTTCGTTATCTTTAAATTTTGCTACAATATTATATGGCATTGTAGTGACATCAAATAAAACAAATGCTGAGTAATCTCTTATTGAACCACGAGCAACATCAACGGTCATTATATAATCGTGGTTTGCTATAGGTTTTGTATAAACATCTAAACCTGCGTTTGAAGTTATTGGGGTTATGTGAGATAATATTTTAAGTTTAGAAGGATTAATTAAAGTATCAATTGAACCTACAAACTCACATTCAAATTCTGAAGCGAATTGTGCCTCGGAAGTATTTCTTATAGTTTCTTCTCTCCATTTATCATCTCTTCCTGGTACTTCACTCCAATGTACATCAATAGGAACATAATCACTTCTTTTATGTATTGAATCATTCCACATTTTATAAAACATATTCATTCCGTGTGGTGTAGATACAATAATTACTTTTGAAGATTTACCAGAAGATATTGTAGGATAAACTGAACTAAAAAATTGGTCAGCAATGTTTGGTGGTATGAAAGCAAACTCATCTAGGAAAATAATATTATATGATCCGCCCCGAATTGCACTTGAAGATGTGGCAGCTGCGAGTATTTTACTATTGTTTTCTAATTCTAAAGAACCTTTATTCCAATTCAATACCCCTTGTTGTAAAAATGGAGGTAAATTTTCATATGCTAATTGTAATCGTCCTAATAAATCTCTTGCTGTAGAAGATTTGTTAGCAAGAATTGCTACATTTACATTTGGATTAAATACTACGTAATGCAAAATGTATGCTAAAATTATTGTAGATTTACCTGATTGTCTAGGCAATTTACAAATTGAAAATCTGTTATTGTGGAATGTATCCACCATTTCTTTTTGAAACCCATACATTTTAAAAGATATTAAACCTTTATCAATAGAAACAATCCTTAAATACTTTTCAATAAAATATACAGGATTCTCCATACACTTTTGAATTTCTAATATTTGTTCCTGTGTAAATTCTCTTTCTACATTTGCTTTTTGTAGATTAGGATTTCCTAAATATGCTTCTCTACTATCAGGCATTAATTATAATTCCTTCTATTGCGTCATACCCTTTGAGTACAGCCGCATTAATTCTACTTGAACCTTTTTTAGTCGAGTAAAGTTTTTCTTTGTAAGGTTGTCCACCTACTCCTAACCTTGGCACCTTATTAACCTTATGTTGAATAACCTCTATAGGGTCTTCCATTTCCTCACCATTCATCAATGAAGGCCAAGGTCGCTTACTTATATAAGTTAAATTACTTATAAGAAATGTTTTTTTTAAAGGATGATTTTTTTTTGCTTTATAGACTTTCATTACTCATCTGACATAGGACTTGTAACCGCTGTTGTTGTAATAGGTTTTAATTCGTCCTGTGATTGCTCCGATACCGTTTTTAAATCTTCTTTTTTTGGTTCTGTTTTTTTAGGTTTATCTTTGAGCAATTTATGTAATTCAGCTGATGATCCTATAAACAAAGCATTCTTAATTGAAGGTGCTTTGTCAGGTACATCTTTAAGTCTTTTAATTTTGCCTTGTAAGTCTTCCAACTTATCTACGGTTTCTGCAACTTGTTTAATTAAATTACCTGCAACTTCATAAGCACGTGGGTGTTGTCCTTCTTTAGCAATTTCTAATATGCCATCAATTGCATCCGTTCCACGCTCTATTAAGTTATAGTAGTTTTCCCTACTATACTTGTAATCGTTATCAATGTCTTCCTTATTTTTATCTTCTACTCTCGGAACCTTTGCAGGTGGAGTAGATGATGTTGCGGTTGGAACACCTAGTATCTTGTTTAGTTTGTCATCCAAATTGCTCATAATAATATTTATAATGTAGTTTAATTATCTAACTGGGTCTATTAATGCTAAAGCAGTTAAATCACTTTTTAAAGGTTGTAAATCCATCCTGTTTAGCAACTCTCCATGATTTGCTAATTAATAATTAATTGCAATTCCATGTAATTGAGTTTCTTTTGAACCACTTGCTTGATTTGCCCAAACTGCTCTATAACGAACATCATTTCCTGCTGTACAAGTAGTTTTAGCTAATTTTACCATTTTTACACCAGTAGAAAACAACGGAGTTACAGCAGTATATCCTGCCGCTTCTGTCCAGTTACTTCCACCATCACAGGTAAATTCAATCTTTAAATCATAAGAACCACCACCAATAGTTCCTGTTCCTGCATTGTCTTTGTAAAGCATAACACCACTTACTTCAGTTTGATTTGTAGTAGTGGGAACATTTGCTATTCCTGTTACTGTTCCTGTCGCGTTTGATACTCCACTTTGTCCTACAAAAGCCGCAGTCGGAACTGTTATATATGATACTGTTGGGTCATATCTTGCTATGTCTGAATATCTAAACATTGAAAAAGCAGTATGTCCTGTTTCATAACTTGAAGACCTTGTTCCCCATCTAACTTTTGCACCAGCACCTGTATAGTCCTCTGAAGCTAGGTTTGTACCAGCAGTAGATTTATCATAATAAGCATTTCCTGTATTTGGAGCTATAGCAGAACCATTCCCAACTCCACTAGATTTCCCACCATTAACCCAAACAGCATGATTACCTGAAGCATCTCTACAATAAGCAATATGTTTCCAATTTTGAGTATGAACAGAACTGTATGAACTATTTGCGGCATAAGACGAACCATCTACATAATTTGAAATCCAAGTAGTTCCCTGAGCCCATGAACCCATAGAGTGATGACCTGTTGTCCCATCATGCATACTATAAGAACATTGAGATTGTGGTGGTGTTCCACTATGGTCTTTAGCGAAAAATTCTATTGTATATGCACCAGTACCAAAATTTAATGGGTGTGTTTTTCCTGAAACAAGAGTAACTTCTATTCCATAACCTGCTGTATTATAAGTCCAACCACCAGTTTCAAATGCTCTATAACCTGCAAAAGCACCATCAGTAATAATTTCTTGTCCATGGTCCCCAAGTTCTTTCGCTTCTAAATTTCCTAAATCATCAACATAAGTATTTCCTGTAGCATCACCTACTGTTGTAGTTGCGTCAGGAAAAGTCCAAAGTGCCAAAGTATTTGGTTCTGTAGTCATAGTGATTGATGACACATATTCATCATCTGCTTGTCTATCGGCAGTAACTTCACTTCCAATTCCTGTATCATCTTCAAACTGGTCGATAAAGCTATCGGTTAAATTAAAAGCCGCCTTGTTATCTGATATTGCAGAATGTAAAGCGAGTGTGTTTATATCTTGTCTAATAGGTGTCATGTCGGTTGTTATACCTGTAAGATTAGCACCACTAATTGCAGGTAAAGCACCTGTCAGTTTACTTGCAGCTAAAGTTGAAATTCTTGCGTCTGCTACTGTTCCAGTTAAATTTCCTGCAGGTAATGAAGTTAAATTTGCTCCACTAGCGACAGGTAATGTAGCAGGAAATCTTGCATCAGCTA